CATTACTCATGGAGCACCAATGCTACCTGTAATGACTATATATCTAAATTCAGTTAAATTAAGATTAGTTATGGGAGTCTATACATTTGTATTTGGTTGGCGTTTATCTTTATTCTCTAAAACTAAACAATTTTGGTCAGTACCCTTTGTATCAGATAAAAAAAGGGAAAAATATCTAAGTATAGTAGAAAAAGATATAAAGAAAGATTTAAAGTAATGCACAGGAGGCTTGGATACCCGGGCTATTGTTCGTATATTTATGGCATAAATAAATAAAATAAAAGGTTATGTTTACAAATTCAGAATTAAGAAAATTAAGTATTGAAGATTTAAGAGAATTACAAACTAGAATCAAGTATGTAATTAATGACAAAGTAGTCGAATCCCACGAAGACATTAAAGTTGGAACATGGGTTAAAATTAATCACAAAAAATGTATTGGTAAAAAGTATATTGTTGAAAAAATCAATAGAAAAACTTATATATTAGGTGATGGTAAAGGTGCTAGAATTAAAGCATCATTAGGTTTAATCGAAGCTGCTTAATTATGAGATATATGAATCAAGATTATGTAGTACAAGAGTTGTTGGGTATGATTAGTACCCAACAACAACAAGGTAGGGTTTTTCCCGAACTATCAAATGATAGAATATTAGAGATTGCGGATTCGTTTTTATTTGAATGGAATGAATTAGGAGATCCGGATGCCAATTTTGAGGCAATGTTAGAGTGGAATTTAGATCAAAATTTAGCACACGCATAATATGAAAAATAAAACTAAAACAGGAGAATGGATATTATATTGGATACTCGTAGCATTGACGTGTTTAGGGTTTGCCACTAGTTGTACTCCAGAACCCCTCTGGATTGACCACTCCGAATATTTAAATTATGATAAAGAAAGATTCATACCAAAGGCGTTCATCGTCAAAGAAAACAAATACCAAGAAGTATATCTTGACTCGCTCCAATCAGATACGTACTTCCTCCTATACGCCGAGGCAAATAAAATGCCCGAGCGTTACCGCTATAATGGCGAGTATAATATTTGGGCCTCCTTTTCTACTCCTAACTATTATAACGATGGGACTAACTCTAATTATATTGATAACGTTCCTTATGTTAGTTCTAACAGCGTTAGGTTTGACCGTCCTCGAGTCTTTAATGGTAAAGTACAAGGCTATCAACCAAAAGAATTGGATCTCTACACTAAACAAGCTGTTGGACCAATACACAAAACGGCCATAAAACAGCAAGACACTATATCAATTTATATGGATGTATCATTTGATAATAAGTGGTTTGTTAGAGACACTTTATTCGTTGTTTTACGTCCAAGATAGTATATATGTATTATCGGATATACTCATTTTAGGTAACCTTTAACTAAGGAGTCTAGCTGAGTCAATTTAAAGAGAATTTTAAAATATGGATCCTAAAAAAATACTAGAAAGTTATTTAAATCAAATGCAAGCCGTTCATAAAGAATTTAGCGGTGCAAAAAATAGTTTATTACAAATAATGTTAGTTCCTTTTGAAAGTTTATTTGCTAAGGATAAACAAGGTAATTATGTTGCCTCTAATTTAAGTAAAAAAGATAAACAAGAAGTTATAAAATCATTTAATGAAGATTTACTTCCTACTTTTGAAGAAAATAAGTACAAAGAAGGGATTGAACAAATAAATGAATGGAAAAAACTTCTAGGAGAAGACTAGGAAAAGCCAAAAATTGTTCGTAGCTTCTAAATACGGAGAGTTTAGAAATTTAATATTTATAAAATGGGGGTTTTAGAGAAAATAGGAAAAAAGGGGGTAGGGAAAATAACGTTATATACAATTTCCGATTGTAAATACTGTCAAGCACTCAAAGGTACACTCGAAGAACTCAGAATCCCTTTTACTAATATAGATGTTGAAAAAAATGAAAGCGTTGGTGATTATTTGGAATCCAGACTTGGAACCGAATTTTACCCTATTATATGCATCAAAAAAGCACCAGAGGAATATACTTACATAATTTCAGAAACAAATTTGGAGAAACTAAGTCGCATTCGTATATTTAACTCAATTGAGGAGGCTCTTGAGATCCTCTTAGAATATTATTATGAAATACAAGTTTAATCTATGGTTTTAACAGCGGAGCAAATTAAGGAGAACTATGATGTTCTTATTAAGGGTATAGAGAAATATGTAACGGGTGATAGAAAGCAGAAATTTCTAGACTTTTATAATAGTTTAGATGATCGTATTGCTCTACTTCCAGCTTCACATAAAAAAGCGTATCATAATTGTTTTCCCGGTGGTTATGTTGAGCACGTAGTTCGTGTTATTACGGCTTCATTCAAGCTATATGCTGTTTGGTCGGAAATGGGAATGGCAGATACTTTTACAGAGGAGGAGTTGTTTGTCTCCGCTTTAAACCATGATTTAGGAAAAATAGGTTCACTTGAAGAGGTTTCTGTTTTTCCATCTAATGATGAATGGAGAAAGAAAAATTTAGGAGAGATGTATACTTTTAATACTAAAAATGAGTATATGACAGTTCCCGATCGTTCATTGTTTTTACTTCAACAAGCAGGAATTCAATTAACTACTAATGAATATATTGCTATAAAAACACACGATGGTTTATATGATGATGCTAATAATCCATATTTAAAAGGATTTATGCCCGAAACTAAACCACGTACTTCACTCCCTTATGTTATACACCAAGCTGACCTTATGGCAGCAAGAATAGAGTTTGAACGAGAATGGAATGGCAAGTTCGGTAAAGAACAGCCAAAACAAAGAGTTTCAAAACAAGATCGAGTTAATACTAACTTAGATAAAATAGGTTCTGGAAAAGATAATTTAATGAATTTAGTAAAGAATCTCTAATGGATACAATTACCATTATTTTAATCAATGTTGGTGTTCTTATTTTTGGAATCATTTTTTATATCATTTGGAATTTAATGAGAAAAAATGAAAAACTTGAAGATGAACTTATAAAAAGAGACAATTATATAGAAAATATTACTACTATAATGTCAGAATCAGATCGTAAAATTAAAGAGATCGATTCAAAACAAATTTTCCAATCAGATGATGAGATAGGATGGTTTTTTTCCGGAATTAAAGAGATTCAGGAACTTATAAACGAGTATAATATAAATAAATGAACCTACCTATTGATGAAAAGCTCCAGGGGAACATTCTAACTCCACCTAAGCGAGACGAAGGTCCAATGTATACTAAAAAAGGTACATTAAGAAAAAGGAGACCTAAAACTAAAAACCAATATTTTACCTCTGATACTGAGGAAGCTATTCTTGAGTATCTAAAAGAAACTGATGAAAAGAAACGTAATGAAATTTATAATGAACGTATATGGTATGCTTTTCATAAATTAACAGAAAACATTATTCATACCTTTAAATTTTATTATACAGAAGTAGATACTATAGGTGAATTACAACATGAAGTAACTGCTTTTCTTTTAGAAAAATTACACTTATACAAACAAGATAAAGGTAAGGCATTTTCCTATTTTGGTACTATTGCTAAACGTTATTTAATACTTTATAATAATAATAATTATAAAAAATTAAAACAAAGAGCTGAGGTAGATGCCGTAGATAATGATCAATCCATACTAGTAGATTTAGTTAATAATCAATCTATAGATAAACCTAAGGATGAAGCTACTGAATTTATAGAATATTTAATTCAATATTTTGACATACATTTATTTGATCATTTTCCAAAACATGAAGATGCTAGAACCGCAGATGCAATATTATCTTTATTCAGAAGAAGAGAACATATAGAATTATTTAATAAAAAAGCTATATACATTTATATTCGTGAGATGACTGATCAAAGTACTCCACAAATTACTAAAGTACTAAAACGAATGAAAAAAATATATAAAAAACTAATGGCTCAATACATTGAACATGGGACTGTTAGTATGGCATTCTAAACTTTTAGTACATCTATATTTATATCCAAAGTATAGACTATGGATTTTTCACAAGTAAAATTATTTGGAAAGAAAAACTTTTCTGATCTTTTGAAAGAAATTCACACTAATCAAAAAGATAAAGAAACACAATTACGTTCTTTAATAGAAGGTTTGAAACCATTAATTACATCACCAGGTGAAGCTACTATGATTGTTCCACTAATAAAGGAATATATGGAATTAGCCATTAAAAATGATGATGCATTAATAAAAATGGCTGGTATTGTACAACGCGCTATGAATAGTAAAATAGCAGATGGAGATGAGTTACTTTCTGAAGAAGATAAAGAAATGTTATTTAGTTCACTCCAGGAGTTAGATAAAAAAACAGAAAACCCAGTTATTCAAGATGCGAAACCAGCTTGATTTTAGTTCTCAATTAGGAGGAAATTCCAATAAAAGCACAAATGATAATTTATTATCTGGGGGTTTTATTCCTGTAAGAGTAGTTGAAGTAAATATTATCCCCGAAAAAAATAATAAATCCTTATTTCAAGTAGCAGGTCCGGGTGATGATTCTAAGAAATATAATAATTTAGGTTGTATTAAATTTCAAATGTTAAATCAAACTACTCCTACAAGCGATCTACCTAGTGGCAATATAGCATTTCCCATAAACCAAAATGTTAGATCACTACCCTTGATTAATGAAATAGTGTTAGTGATAGCCGGTCCTAGTAGTAGAAAATATACTAAGGGTGATTCTAATTCTTTAAAATATTATTATACTAATTCTATCCCTGTTTGGAATAGTACATCCGTAAATGCATTACCCTCACTCCAATCAGGAGCCTCAGGTAATACTAATATTAATTCTAAAGAAGATATTCAAGCAGGAATACCAAACAATGCTGATAATCCAAAACCTGAAATAAAACTAGGGAATACATTCGAGGATAAAGGAAATATACAAAATTTATATCCACAGGAAGGAGACATGTTAATAGAAGGAAGATTTGGTAATTCTTTAAGATTTGGATCAACTGGTAAAATAGATGGAGATTTTTCAGAGTTTAATGTAAATCCCCAAAACCCTTGGAGTCAAAATGGAAATATAGGTGATCCTATAACTATTTTAAGAAATGGCCAAAAAAGATCATCAGTGGATTTTGATCAATGGGAACCTATTTTTGAAGATGTAAACGATGATGATTCATCTATTTATTTAACCTCAAAACAAAACATACCTTTACAAATAGCATATTCTACTTTAACTTCATATGGATTAGATGTTACACCACCTGAAGATACTACTAGAGAATTTCAAAAAGAAGGAGAAGATTTTGGAGATGAGTTTACATCTAATAGAGATTCTGATAGTATATTAGAAGTAAGAGATTCAGTGAATGTAGAACCGGATTTAAATACTGACCCAAATAGGGTACAACCTTTATTCCCAGGAGTGGGTGATAATTTAATACAACCACAATCAGTGGGAGACGTACCTAGTTTTGAATTCAACACTAGTGAGGATCCCGATGAAGCACAAAAAAGAGAAGAGGATCCAAATCAAAGGCCATTAAGTTTTAGAGAAAGAAGACAAAAATTAAGTAGAAGGGGTGATGAAAATAATAGGCGTAAAAGTGATGTGCCTACTGCAGCTGAAAGAAAAAGAAATTTTAGAAGAAGAAATCAACCTACTGGAAGTGCAGTAACGGAATCATTTAGTCAAAGAAAAAGAAGAATAAGAGGAGGGGGATAATGGAATTTATAATTGAAATATATAATTTACTAATTGATTTA